CAAACGGACAAATCATTCAAACAGGTTCTTTTGTAACCACCGCTGCGGCAGCCGCTGCAACGTCAGTTACGATTAACGCTGCGATTGCCGTGCCGGGTAGTGTTGTGGCAATTCCTAGCGCATCCACTATTGTGTTCACTCAGTATCCTGAAGTCTTGGTTAAGTTGAACCAAGCACTGCACGGCTACTACTCTGCCACTGGCGCATAAGGAGTAAATCATGGCTATTTCACGTGCCCAGCTACTTAAAGAGTTGCTCCCCGGACTGAACGCTTTGTTTGGTCTGGAATATGCCCGTTACGGCGAACAGCATAAAGAGCTTTATGAAACCGAAACTTCGGAGCGTAGCTTTGAAGAGGAAACCAAGCTGTCTGGCTTCTCCGCCGCTCCGGTGAAGAACGAGGGCTCTGCTATTGCTTATGACAATGCGCAGGAAGCTTGGACCACTCGCTACAACCACGAAACCATCGCTTTGGGCTTCTCCATCACTGAAGAAGCAGTGGAAGACAATCTGTATGACAGCCTGTCCGCCCGCTACACCAAAGCCTTGGCTCGCGCTATGGCGTACACCAAGCAGGTTAAAGCTGCTGCTGTTATCAACAACGGTTTCTCCGCAGCTTATGCTGGTGGCGACGGCGTTGCTCTGTTCAGCACTGCTCACCCGCTGGTCAATGGCGGAACCAACAGCAATCGTCCTTCCACTGCTGCCGATTTAAACGAGACTTCTCTGGAAGCCGCCGTTATTCAAATCGCTGGTTGGACTGATGAGAAGGGTCTGTTGATTGCAGCCAAGCCTCGCAAGCTGGTTATCCCCGTCAATCTGATGTTCGTTGCTACCCGTCTGTTGGAAACCAGCCTCCGTGTTGGCACTACCGACAACGATATCAACGCGCTGAAGAACAACGGTTCGATTCCTGAAGGCTACTGTGTCAATCACTTCTTGACTGACTCCAACGGCTGGTATCTGACCACTGACGTGCCTAACGGTATGAAGCACTTTGAGCGTATGCCCCTGACCAATAGCATGGACGGCGACTTTGATACCGGCAACGTCCGTTACAAGGCCCGTGAGCGTTATTCGTTCGGCTGGTCTGACCCTCTGGGAATGTTTGGTTCCCCCGGAGCCTAAGGGTTGAACCCATTGAGAGAGGCCCCTTCGGGGGCCTTTTTTGTTGCATGCCGTTTAAATACATGCTATATTGCACTCACTCCGGGGTTACCGGCGTATCAAACTGTCCCGGCAGACGACATACCGATTGATGCGCTTCACTTGTATGTAAGGACTCATCATGGGATTCGCTACTCACCTTGGCCCGTGGCTGCTTGGCACGATCAAAAACACCACCGGCACTACTGTAGGCACTATTGAAAACATCGGTGCAACCGTTGTTTCTCAGACCTTCAAAAAAGACTACACAGGTCAGGCTGCCTCGGCTACCACCGATACCATTTGTGTACTTCCTGCTGGTGCTCAAATCCTAAGCATTAACATTGATACCCTAGTTGCATTTACCGGGTCTACCGCAGCCAACTTAACGCTGGGTGACGGCACTACCGCCGCACTGTATTGGGCTTCTACGGACATCACTTCCCAAGGTCGTTTGGCTAACACCAACGCTGCCACTAAGCTGGTTAACTGGGCTGGCGCAACCAGCACAGCATCTCCTAGTGGGATAGGCATTGGCTCCACAGATGTTAAAGTGATTGCTACGTTAACACCAACAGTTTCCGCAGTAACTGCCGGTACTGTGCAGTACACAGTTATATACGTAGTTGCAGACTCTACCGGCGCGCAGTTCCCATCTGCAATCCAGCAGTAATTAGTCTCGGGGGCTTCGGCCCCTGTTTTACAGGAGATTGATTATGATGCAAACAGACGTTAAGAGTGGCGCTGCAACAGCAGGTGCAACCACCACTATTTTTGCTGGCCCAGCCCGTATCAAGGCTATATCTATCAGCTACTCAACAGGCGCAACGGTTGTGTTGAACGACGGGACAAGTGGCACGGCTATGTTCTCGTTTACTGCGCCAGCGGCTGCGGGTTCTATCTACATGGTGTTCCCCGGTGAAGGCATCAAGTGCAGCACCAATATCTCTGCTGTAGTTGCTGCGACTACAACCGCAGTGGTGTTCTATGGCTAAGAAGAAAGGCCCGGTTCTCTCGGTCGGTCGGGGCGAGAAGCTGCCCGTCTCTAAGGGGGCTGGCTTGACGGCTAAAGGTCGTGCCAAGTACAACGCCGCTACAGGCAGCAACCTCAAGGCTCCCCAACCCCAAGGTGGCCCGCGCAAGGACTCGTTCTGCGCCCGCATGTCTAATATGCCGGGGCCCATGAAAGATGAAAAAGGCAAGCCCACCCGCAAGGCGGCTTCACTCGCAAGATGGAAATGCTAGGAGCACAACATGGCAACCAAGCGCAAAGTAAAAAGATTTGACGAAGGCGGAGATGCCCGTGCGGGCATGAGCTTCGCTGGTACAGGCAGCGGTATAGCTGGTAGTGGCGCTTCTGATGCAGCAGCAGGAAGAGGCGATGCCAATGTAGGCAGAAACACAGGTGATGCATCCGCTGGAGGTGGGTCACGAGAAGGTAATGCAGCGCGTGCAGGAGATAGCTTTGCTGGAACTGGAAGCGGACTAGCTGGCACTGGTGTAGGAGCGGCTCAAAGCGGTATTGGTGGCGCGTATCTTATGAGGCAAGATGGCACTAGAAACGTAGATTTTCCCAGCGATGGCCCGACTCTTGGCAGTAGAGTGGGAGACTACGTAAGCGCAGCAAAATTTGATAAAACAATACAAAAAAATAATCAAGCAAAAAATGATTTTGCAAGCTTGGGTTTAGGTCTTAATAACGAAACTCAAAAATATCAATTAAGCAATCAACGAGAAACAGATGGGACTGTGGTTAACGACAGTTTCAAAAACTATACCGATGCAAATTCAGCCCAAAATGAATTTAATTTTCAATACGACAAACTAGGTAAGCAACTTGGCAGAGCCAAGGGTGGCAAGGTAAAAGCCTACGCCAAAGGCGGTGTAGTCTCTAGTGCATCAAGTCGTGGTGATGGCATAGCTCAACGCGGCAAGACAAAAGGACGGATGTGCTAAATGGACAGCTTGAACACAGTATGGTCTGCGGGCCTGACAATGGCTACAACGATAATCGGGTTTATGCTCAAGGAAAAGTTTGCAGAGTTAAACCGGATAAGCATTTTGCTCAACAAGACACGAGAGGAAATGGCCCGTGATTACACAACTCAAGCTGAAGTGCAGCGCATTACTGACCACATTGACCAGCGGTTTAACCGCCTTGAAGCAAAAATTGACCAGCTTATTCAAGCGGGGAAGTGATGCCAAGCAGTAGTGCAAAGCAACACAAATTCATGGAGGCGGTGGCTCACAATCCATCGTTTGCCAAGAAGGCAGGGGTTCCACAGTCCGTGGGCCAAGATTTCAGCAACGCCGACAAAGGCAAAACATTTAAACGAGGTGGTGATATGGTTACAAAAGGAATGAACCCATTTGCTAAATTTGAGAAATCTGGCAAGGACGTGGAAAAAAAGGGAGTCAAAGAGGGCTCCAAGAAAGACATGATGATGGACAAGAAGCAAATGATGGGCATGACCAAAATGGCTGGTGGCGGAATGCCCATGAAAGACGGCAAACCTAGCTTTATTGGTGATGGCAAAGGCATGATGAAAAAAGGCGGTATGACCAAGATGGCTACCGGTGGATTCGTCCGTTCGGCTGATGGTGTTGCTACTAAAGGCAAGACCAAGGCCCGTCAAATCAAGATGAACAAGGGCGGCATGGCCTGCTAAGGAGTAAGACATGAAAGCAAAAGATTTAGCAGCCCTCGCGGCTCTTGGTGTGGCAGGTTTTGCTGCCTATGACAAGTTTGGCAAGAAGGGTGAGGAGCCCAAGACCCGAGGCAAATTGGGTGAATTCCAAAGTGCCAACGACGGTAATGCCGGTGAGTACCGTTCAGACATGCTTGGTCAAGGCCGCAGCGCCAATGAAGGTGATGCTGGTGAGAGCGAAGCTCGGATGAGCAAGCGTTCCAGACAAGAAAACGATGTCCCTGACAGAATCATGGGCAGAGATGCTGCTGGCTCTCGTTTCACTGAGAAAGGTGTCTCTGAAAGAGTTATGGGGAAAGATGCCGCTGGTTCTCGTTTTACTGGCAGGGACATTGTTTCCGAAAAGTCTGCTGCCGCTGCTCCTGTTGCCGAAGCCAAGACCGTTGTAAAAAAAGTTTCTGAAGCTAAACAGCCAATAGGAGTTAATGCCGCAGGTTCTCGTTTCACTAATAGAGATGCTGATGCTGAACCAGATGAAAGAAAATTTACACTCCCCGGAACTCAATCGGCAATGGGTGATTTTTCAAGAGCAATGCTTCCAGAGCAACGCATTGCTGCTATGAATGAAAAAAGTGGTGCATCACACTCCAGCGCAAAGAAAACAGAAGAGTTAACTGCTTACTCCAAAGAACAAGCAGCTAAAGACCTTGAAAAGAAAAAGAAAAATGGTACTTTTGTTCCAATACCGCAAAATGTAAAACCGGCTGTAACTACACCTACAGCGGTAGCGCCTACCCCTCCTTTGTCCGCAGCAGCAGCAGCTAAAAAACGAGCTATTGACGAGAGCAATTTTGACTCTGACTTGATGAAAGGTAGACGGCAGGCTGTAGTAGACACGGTCAAAAATATTCCGGCTAACGTTGCAAATGCGTTTAAACCGTTAACTAAGCAAGAAATTATTGACCAAAAGAATTATGACTCGCAACTAAACCGTGATAGACGGGAAGCTGCGTTTGGCTCAGTCAAAAATTTATTTGGTTTCAAAAAAGGCGGCGCAGTCAAGAAGATGGCTTCTGGCGGCATGACATCCTCCAAGATGTCTTCCAAGCCATCCACTGCATCTAGCCGTGGTGATGGTATTGCTCAGCGTGGCAAGACCCGAGGACAAATGCGGTGATGTCATCCCGTGGCATGGGGGCCATTGACCCATCCAAGATGCCTAGCGGCAGGAAGAAAGCCCGCCGGGATGATACCGACTTCACGCAGTACGCTGAAGGCGGATTGGCAAAACAAGCAGCCACCGCTATTGCTATGAAAGCAGCTGGCAAGAAGCCCAAGAAGATGGCTGATGGTGGTGAAACAAAGTCTACGGTTAACGCCGCAGGCAACTACACCAAGCCTGAGTTGCGTAAGCGCATCTTCAACGCCGTGAAGGCAGAAGCCACAGCAGGCACTGGCGCAGGACAATGGAGCGGGCGTAAAGCACAGATGGTGGCACAGCGTTATAAAAAAGCAGGCGGAGGGTACAGAGATTGAAAGCACCGCAGCAGTCCTTAAAAGATTGGACATCTCAAAATTGGAAAACCAAGTCGGGAAAGCCGTCGTCAAAAACAGGTGAGCGATACCTCCCTGAGGCTGCTATAAAGTCACTATCGTCGTCCGAGTACGCTGCAACCACCAAAGCAAAACGCGCCGGTAAAGCGGCAGGTAAACAGTTTGTAGCCCAGCCCAAGAGCATCGCAAAGAAAACAGCAGGTTTTAGATAATGGCAACTTCAGGAAGCGCTACGTTCAACCTTGACTTGACGGAAATCGTTGAGGAGGCGTACGAGCGCACGGGTTCCGAGTTGCGTACAGGCTATGACCTGCGCACTGCCCGCCGGTCGTTGAATCTGCTGTTTGCAGACTGGGCAAACCGGGGCATCAACATGTGGACGTTTGAGCAGGGCTCCATCACTTTGGTTCCCGGCCTGCCAACCTACCCCATCCCGTTGGACACCGTTGACCTTTTGGAGCATGTCATCCGCACAGGGGAAGGCAGCGTGGCAACGCAAGCCGACCTGACCATCACACGTATCAGCGTCTCCACCTACGCCACCATCCCCAACAAGCTACAACAAGCCCGCCCTATTCAGTTGTGGTTTCAGCGGCTGGACGGCTCCACCACGGCGGCAATCACTACGCTGAGTGCCACAATCACTTCGACGGACACAACGCTCACCGTGACCTCCGCAGCCAACTTGGCCTCCGCCGGGTTCATCTTGATTGGCACAGAAACCATCTACTACGGGTACACCACAGGGAATACCCTATACAACTGCGTGCGTGCGCAGAACGGGACAACCGCTGCATCGCATACCGCCGGAGATTCGGTCTACACGCAGAACCTCCCCTGCGTGACAGTGTGGCCTACCCCGGACGACTCCCAGACCTACACCCTTGTTTACTGGCGAATGCGCCGCATTGACGACGCTGGCGGCGGTGTGAACACGATGGACGTACCGTTCCGCTTCTTGAACTGCTTGGTGGCAGGGCTGGCGTACTACTTGGCCCTCAAGGTTCCTAACGCAATGGTTCGGCTGGACGTACTCAAGTCCCAGTACGACGAGGCATGGGATCTGGCTTCCACCGAAGACCGTGAAACAGCAGCGCTGCGGTTTGTGCCGCGTCAGACGTACATCTAATGGCAAACAGGTTCGCTTCCGGCAAGAAAGCAATTGCTATTTGCGACAGATGCGGACAGCAGTTCAAGCTCGTCGAGTTGAAGAAGGAAATCATCAAGACCAAGACGTACAACCTGTTGGTCTGCAAGAGTTGTTGGGACCCAGACCAGCCTCAATTGCAGCTTGGTATGTACCCGGTAGATGACCCACAAGCCCTGCGCAACCCACGCCGAGACTCAACGTATATTACCGCTGGCCCTATGACGGATGGCTACAATAGCGGAGGTAGTCGGGACATCCAGTGGGGCTGGAATCCGGTTGGTGGAGCAGGTAGTACAGACGTAGGTCTAACACCCAACTATCTTGTCGGAACCACAAGTGTTGGTACAGTAACGGTTTCATAGGAGTCCATGATGGATACAAAGACAGTAAAACGCATTGCTGACACCGAGGCCAAGAAGATGGTCAAGGGTCACGAGTCACGTATGCATGCCAAGGGCATGAAAAAAGGCGGGCCCACCTCTGAAGACCGGATGCGCGTTGGTCGCAACCTGTCCCGTGCAGCTAACCAGAAAACGGGGTAAATCATGGCCTACAGTATGAAAAGCGGCGGTAAAGAGATTGGCCCAGCCAGCGTCTACGCAGAGCCCCACACGATGAACGGGAAGAAGATGAAAATCCCGGCAGTCCCCGGCAAAGAGCCTAGCAGCAGCAAACTGGACACGATGGATGTCAGCATAGGCAACATCAGCAAGTCTGCTGGTGATGAGCAAGTCAAGACAACAGGTATCAAAATGCGTGGTGCTGGCGCAGCCACCAAGGGCGTAATGTCAAGGGGCCCGATGGCATGAACTACACTGAGCTTGTAGCATCGATACAGACCTACACGGAAAACAATTTTCCGACGATTACCCTTGCGGATTCGTCTACGGTCTCGTCTACGACTCAGATTAATCGCTTCATCCAGCAGGCAGAGCAGCGCATCTACAACTCGGTGCAGTTTCCTTTTTTGCGTAAGAACGTGACGGGGACTGTTGCAATCAGCAACAAGTACCTATCTGCGCCTGATGACTACCTGTCCTCGTTCTCTTTGGCTATTTACTCTGGTTCCGGCCCGTACACATTTTTACTCAACAAGGATGTGAACTTCATCCGTGAAGCCTATCCAACACCGACAGATACAGGAACACCCAAGTACTACGCCTTGTTTGGCCCAACCGTTGCGAACTCTGTGATTACCACGGAACTGACGTTCATCCTTGGCCCGACACCCGACGCAACCTACTCAGCAGAACTGCACTACTACTATTACCCCCAATCCATCGTGACTGCAACCACCACATGGTTGGGCGACAACTTTGACACCGTGCTGCTGTATGGGTCATTGGTAGAGGCGTACACCTTTATGAAGGGTGAAGCCGACTTGGTTGCGTTGTACGAAGGTAAGTACAAGGAAGCCCTTGCATTGGCTAAACGTCTGGGTGATGGTCTTGAAAGGCAGGATAGTTATAGAAGCGGTCAGTTTAGGCAGGCGGTTACATGAGCATTGTCCAAACGCAGACCACCAGCTTCAAGAAGGAGTTGTACGAGGCCGTCCATAACCTGTCTACGGACACACTCAAGATTGCGCTTTACACGGGTAACGCCAGCTTGAACGAGGACACTACGGCCTACTCAGCAACCAACGAGGTTGTAGCGTCTGGCTACACAG